GTCCACATACAGGGAAGCAGCCACCAGGTTGGCAGAGTTCACACGGTCACGCACGGCGTGGGCGTTGTTGGCTACAGCAGGAGTGTAGTCCCACATGAGGTTCTGCAGGTCGTTGAACTGCAGATTGATACGAACCTCGTGGTACTGGAGGGCAATCAGAGGCAGGGCAAGGCCAGGGTTGCGGTTGAACCAGAACTGCAGAGGCACGTACAGGGTGTACTCGGGTGCGCAGCTCAGCAGGGAGGAGGAGCTCAGGGGCTCACCGCCTGCGCAGTAGTTGTAGCAAGACTCGCCGCCCTGCACCACCAGGTTAGTCAGCTGGGGCACATTGCCAACCATCTTGGCATAGCCGGCCTGCTTGCCAGCCTCCTGGGTAAGCTCATTCCAGATCTGCAGCCAGTCACCGTAGTGCTTGTCGATACGCTGACCGCCAATCTGCAGCTCAACCCAGTCAACAAGGTTGTGCCCCACCCAGTTGAGCCAGCGGAACTGAGCACCAGAGCCGTCTGCACTGGTCAGAGCCACGGCAGGCAGAGTGGCCTGGAGGTAGATGCGGTGGATCAAGTCACCGTTGCGCTGGATAGTGCAGGTCACCTGGTTACCGAAACGAGGGTTGCCGTTGAAAGGATTCTCAATGGACTCCATGGCAAAGTTGGTGTGACGTCTGTACACCAGCTTGAAGAAGGTAATCTGGGGATTACCGGTTAAATACACATCCTGAGCACCGTAAGCCACCAATTGCATTAAACCACCACCTGTCATTTGTTATACCCCCATATTAGAAAAAAATTTTGGGAAACCTGCAGATTTGCCGAATCTTTGCCGAATCTTTGCCGAATTTTTGCCGAATCTTTGCCGAATATTCGGTGAATCTTGAAAATCCTGATCCTGAGACTTAAACTCCTAAAATTGTTCAAGTATATATGGATAGTATACCATCAGATATATCCCGCCTTGGAAAAAGAACGGTCATAGAAGGAAAAACTACTCTAGACAATCTACACCAGATGCAAATGTCAGATATGAGGCGTGAAGAGGGGTTATTAGATTTGATTAACGAACATATCAAAACGATAGAAGTCGAAATTTCCAAGACATCTGATGTAGTAACCAAAACCCAAAAAGAAGAAACCCTTCTCTACCTTACAAAAAAGCGGAATGATCTTATGTCAAAGGATTCTGTATATGATTACTTCTTCGAGACAGGGGAACTTTTGTTTAAGTATTATGACCTCCAGGAGAAAATACAAGGCGGTGTTTCAACAGGGTCTAAGCAGGTAAAAGTCAAGCCGGGAAGCGTTCTCGCAGCCCTTAGAGAACAAGAGGTTCAGGCGGTTCCCTTCGTCAATAAAAAATCCAGCGATTCTCTTCAGCCGGAGGGGAGGGATGTTTTACTTGAAAAATATATCCAGAAAGTGAATCCTGAGAATGCAAAAACCCATACCCATATAAATGAAGATCCTCATGGATTATGTGAACGATGCGATATAGAAATGAAATTCAGCCCGATTGAAGCACTCTTTTTCTGTGATCAATGTGGCTTTCAAGAATTTGTTCTTATTGACAGTGATAAGCCCAGTTACAAGGATCCGCCTAGGGAGGTGACGTATTATGCATATAAACGTATCAACCACTTTAACGAATGGCTTGCTCAATTCCAGGCAAAAGAAAGCACCGAAATACCGGAAGATATTTTTCAGGCGATCCTTGAAGAATTGAAGAAAGAACGGGTGGTGAGCGTAGAAGACATAAAACAAGTAAAAATTCGCGAAATCCTCAAAAAGTTAAAATGTACGAATTTTTACGAACACGTACCTTATATACTTAACAGAATAAATGGCAAGACTGCGCCAGTAATGTCGAGAGAGATTGAAGAGAAGTTACGGTTTATGTTCAAGGAGATACAAAGTTCTTTTGTAAAGCATTGTCCCAAGACAAGAAGTAATTTTCTCTCGTATTCCTATGTCTTATACAAATTCTGCGAGCTGCTAGAACTCGACGATTATTTACAATGCTTTCCCTTATTGAAAAATAGGGATAAGTTATATAATCAAGATAAAATCTGGGAGCGTATATGTACCGATCTACGCTGGCAGTTTATTCGGTCAATTTAGGGTTTTATTTATTATTTCTTTTTAGGGCTAGTAACAGGTCCTGCATTAGCAGCGAATTTTGCTGCTTTAGCATTAACAGATGGAGCATTAGCTGCTGCGATAGCTGCTACTTTAGCATTAACAGGTGGAGCATTAGCTTCTACAAAACGTGCTGCTTTACTGTTAATAGCAGTAGAACTATCTGCTGCATTTATCGCTTTAGCATTAGCAAACCCTTCATAAAAGAATCGCCATACAATCTTGTGTGTAAAATGGTAGACTAAGGCAAATACTACTGCATGGGTTGCCGCAACCATAATCTTCGATCCGCGCTTAGGAAGACTCAGCAGTATCCCAGGGGTAAGGACGAAGAACAGAAGAGCAGTAAATAAACTCATGTATATGTGAAACATTTCTAATTATCAGACGCAGATTTAATTTCTCTTGCCAATAGGATTTCCCCTTCTCTTCTCGGATTTTTTCTTACAAGTCCGGGGTATTTTTTCAATAAATAGTCACTTGCTTTAATATAGTTCGTTAGTCTTTCTTCTATCGTTTTATCTATTCCACCCTTATTTCCCATTTTCGTTGTAGCAGCAATATGGTTTAATCGTATCACTCCTCCATCCCTAACCGCATTTTCAAGGGTCAACTCGTAATCTTCCTTTAATTGCATATGTAACTGTATCTTTCGATTAATAATTCCATACATGTGGCCAATTAAAAATTTAAGATTTGTCGATGGTATAGTTGACATCCATCCAGCATTTTTAGTAGGATATATTCCCCACATACTATATCCCATTCTCTTACATAATGAAAATCCCTGTTGTATTGTCTTTTTAAGGCTGATAAGAGGTATTAGTTTTCCTTCTTGAACTTCTGATAAACCTGTAATATCGTCGTCAAATGATACTAGATGTGTGCCAACCGGATAATATTTCATAATAAAATTGCGTTGATTCACTATCCCTGGAACACCCGTTACAATAGACCCATAGAGTGACTTGGGAACTTCTTTTTCGTATAGTTCCTTCTCTACCTTATTTGCTACAAAGAGAGTAATCTGTGCTTTAGGAATTTGGTATTTGTGTAAAATTGCTAGTGTTTTATCTTTGATACTATCAGCCCTCCCATATGTCGGGATAACAACCTGATATGACATCTAATCTTATATAAGTCAAATACTTAGACTATGAACGTACATGTATGCAAAAAATTGACACTCATTGTTACACTTCTACGAGTCTAAGTCATGAGTCTAGAATTAATTATTGGCCCAATGTTTGCTGGAAAGTCGTCTGCCATCCTTCAGAAAATCCGTCAAGCTGAAGCATTGGGGTGGAATTGTTGTATTATTACAGCAAATATTGACGTGCGATATGATACAAGCGGTAAATCAATTCATACGCATGCAAATGATTATTCACCTGCAATAGGACTTTCTGAGTTAAAGAATGCGCTTCATTTACTCGAGTTTCGCGATGCAAAATATGTAATTATTGATGAAGCGCAGTTCTTTCCAGATTTGTATAGCGTTGTTATGGAGATGGTTGAGGAATGTAATAAGAATGTAATTGTGGTTGGGTTGGACGGTGATGCGAATAGGAAGGCGTTCGGACAGATACAAGATTTGTATCCTAAGGCCGATCGGTTTACTAAACTAACTGCTATGTGTAAACTATGTAGAGATGGTACTCCTGGTATATTTACAATGAAGCATGTAACATCCGCAGAGCAAGTATGCGTTGGTGGAGCAGATATGTATTCGGCAGTGTGCAGGAAGCATTTCCTTAGTACTCAGTAAAATCAACGTATGCAACTTATATTTCACACGTTGGTTCAATTGTTTAGATGAAGTATTTAACGAACCATGGGGAAGCCTACCAGGTTTGCGCCGATACCGAATCCAGCACCCTGTCTAGCAGTCACACCGATAGAAGGGGAAAAGATGTCAAGCACTGCAAACACGGCAGCAGCAGCAATAGTTACAGACACGATCTCATCCATAGGCAAGGGCTTGCGAGGGATGAAAAAGAGGGCCAGGGCTACGGCTACACCTTCCACAACATACTTGATAAGGCGGGTAAGAAGATCATTCATGTCCATTCTATCTATATTCTTATAAAAGATTTTTTTAGGAGTTTAAAGATATGTTATAAGTAATTATTTAGAAATATGAGTTCTGATGCAAATGAGGATTATTTGATGGAGGACGTAGAGTTGCCCAGTCAGAAGGTCGTATTGTTGAGTTTTCTCAGCCCGGAGAAGGTTCTTGCCAATAAGGATATCTTCATGTTTAAGAAGTTCCTTGCCAATTATGAAATGCAATGGAAGACTGTTAAGTTGCAGCAGTGGATGGCAGAGCAGTTTAGAACACTGAATGCTAAGGTCGAGACTCTTGCCGGTAACAGCGAGACGAAGACGAAGGAGGAGGTGGTAGGGGAGTTGAAGGATTGCCTTCTGCGCACAGATCTTTTTGTGGAAGGTTATGATGCTTTTGTGAAGAAGAATCTGACCGAGATGACTGACAGAAAGTTGCAGGAGGAGTACGATGATTTCTTGTTTACTAATTCGTCCAAGCTTGAGGAGGAGTTTTTTGCCTTGAATGAGTTCCGTACGACTATGCGCGGAATTAAGGTGCGTGGAGTATTTGCTACTGAGGCCGAGGCGTCAATTCGTGCAAAGAGGCTTCAGAAGTCCGACCCTTCCTTTAACATTTATCTGGGCAGTGTCGGGAAGTGGATGGCATGGGAACCTGACCCAAGCAAGGTCGGGGAGAACGAATACGCAAATGACGAACTGAATAGTTTGATGAAGAAGTACAGAGAGAACGAGGAGGCTCGTGACCAGTTTTACAGTGAGCAGAAGAAGCAGAAGGTGCAGAGTGCAGTAGTATCTGCAACCGCAGATGCTTCTTCCGCAGCCAGTTCGGAGACGAGTTCTTATGATGGGATCTTTTCTGGACCAGCAGATCTTGCCATGCAGAGAAAGGCTGAGGTTGCCGCGAAGGCGGCTGCAGATGCAGCTGCAGCTGCAGTAGTAGCAGTTCCAAGCGCAACCTTAGATTAGTCGTAGTGCAGTAAATATATACACTATACTTTATAAAAAGTATGCTGTATCGATTGTAAGATATAAGTTAACACTCTCCACTACAAAAGCCATCAACAGTTCTAAAATATTTAGGTGCACTTGCCTTAAGAATAGGAAGAAATGCAACAGCTACAAAAAGTCCTGCTAATGCATACCAAGTAGCATCTTTTATATGTAATTTACTCATCTAACAATTGTATACTATTAAAATTAATTAAATGGTAATGGTGATCCTCTAGATTCGTCCTGATTGTCTGCATCTTTATCATACATACGAAGACGTTCTGTCTTAGCACAAAATCCATTTATACACTTTAATCCTACATCACATGGCATATTCGCCCCGCATTGTACAGCATCTGTGAACGATTCGATCGATCCCTTAAAATACCCCTGTATCAACACAAGCAAAAGGCCAAGCGACATAATTAAAATTAACGTTTTGGTCATATCTTTCATCTGTAACATGACGGAATACTATTTGGAGCAACTAAAATTTCTTTACATTTATCATTGGTCCCTTTAATCTTCTGTTCGCCGATGCATCGTATTGATTTCCCTCCTCGGGATCTTTTTCCTTGTAATGTTCCATGGAATGCTTCCAGAATTCCGGAGCACCTATTTGAAATTCTCCATGCATTTCGGCCTTGTACCAAAAAACAATATCCTCCAATTTATTACTCTGTGAATTATTATTCATCACAATACACTCATAATTCTGTGTACACTGATCCATAACTTGACAGAAAAATTCTAAACTAGGAAATGCGCTTCCAAAGTTCTCAAAAATACGTTTCCTGTTTGTTACATAGGGTTCTCGCAATATAAAGCAATAATCTACATTTGTTCTCAACATAGGAGGAATACCCAGAGGATATTGCATAGTAATCAGAAAAAACACCTTCAACCATCTTCCATTCAAAAATAAATATCTAATATTACGGTCGTGAAGCCAACTATCGTCATAAAGACAATCGTCCATAATCAAAAATGACCTGGGGTCTGTTCTTGATGTACCCATACTTTCAATCTCCTTTTGCACTTTTGCCATGATTAACTTCTGTCGTTTACAGAAATTGGCGATGATAACAGGATTATAGTCACCGTGAATAAACAGGGGAGGAATTAACTTCTTATAAAACTGATTCGATTCTTCTGTTCCACTGATAACTGTTCCTAAAGGCATAGACTGATGATGAAATAGCAAGTCACGAACAAGTGTTGATTTTCCAGTTCTTCTTCTGCCAATGAAAACACAAACCGCATCTTGAGGAATCATTTTCATATCAAACTTCCGGATATTTACATTAAGGGCGGAAGCAACTTCTGTCATTCTAGCAAATCTTCTTTCTTGTACATATTAATTGCGGTTAATTCTCCGAGAGAGAGAAAAAAAGGCAGGATAGAATGGATGCATGTTTAAATCAACCTATAGATGTTTCATTGCCTCAATGGGTTTGTTATAGTCGTGTACCAAATATACCTGGATATACAAATGTTTCTACACGTATTCCTGTCCTTAGCAATATATTGGGTTCACTTCCAGAAAAGGAAGGTCAGTTGCAATCGGATGAATTCTTTGCACGTGTACATTCTTTTAATGGAAGCGGGGAGTGTGTCGTTGAAACTGCATCGAAAAAGAAAAGGGCGGCCTATTGCAAGGTTACTCATATTTTAGATCCGGTTAGAAAAATACAAGCCTACTACGATGATCCTATAAAAGGAGAGGAGCGTATTAAGAGGAAGACTATGCAGCCAATGAACCAGGCATATATAGATTTTATTGCAAATTATCTATTTGGACAATTACGAGAGAGGGATATTTCTCCTCATTTCTGTTTATTTTATGGAGGATTCCAGGCTGTTGCAGATAAATATAGATACAATATAACAGAGTCATTTGAGTCATACAGACATTATAAGTCATTTTGGGATAAGAAGGAACGGGGGTTATTTTCACTCTATCTAACCCACGATGATGAAAGTGTTGCAGAAAATGAGGCTCAGTTAAAAAGTTCAGTGCACAGTCGTGCTTTTTCTTATTATACAAATAAGTCTGATAGTACTCGTTCGTCGGATAGTTACAAGAGTCATATATCATTACTTGAATATGCCGGGGCAGCAGGAGCAGGCGACGAATTAGAATCAGTATCTAGCATTCCTTCTTGCTCAGAGGATTCATCCGACGATTCATCTGACTTTTCGTCTGAAGAGAATACATGTGTATATTCTGAATTTGAGAAATTCCCAACAATTCTTTTATTTCAGGAAAAGATGGA